CTAGCAACATTTATCGGTGGAACTGATACCGCCAACTCGTACGCCTCGAAAGTCAGTGCTTCAAATGCACTCTTCTTACCAGGCCTATCATTTTTCCCCATGCGCTCATCTTCCTGCATCAGCCGACGCAACCAACCTCCAACCGATGTACTACCACCGGGCATGTGATGATGTCTCCTAGCATACCATTCTTTTGCACTCTTCGAATCACCCCTGGAAGCTATCCCTTCCGCCACCAGCTTCTCAAACTTCAACGCCTTCTCATAAAACGCTTTGATGTAGCTTTTCCCACTGAGCAACAATTTACCGTAGCTCTTATTGCAGCGATTGAACTTCTCCTTGTCCCAGTCAGCTTCATTATCGCGCCGGAAAGTCACGTTAAATAATTTCCTCAGTTGATACACCTTATCTGTCTTCACAGAACCGAACATTCCTGCACGACGCACCAGATCAGTTTTGGGTTTGAGTACCTGCACCCACTTGTCTAAGGGAACATGGAACCAGCCAGCAGAGATCATTTCCTTTTTTAGTGAATCATCCAGTGCAGTATACCACAAACAGAAACCAGCTAACTCATACTCCATACTGTCTAGCGATGCACCGACTAAATCCCACACTTGATCATCCTGTGGAAGCAACCCTGCCACCATTCTCAAAGTCATAGCTATTGGAGTGCCGCCCAAATGCAGATTCCGCACGCGTGGCCCATAGCGTTTTACTCCACTGGGATACCACCAGCCATCTATTATTCCATCCTTCGCGGGCACACCGCTGAAAGACTCCACTTCTTCCACAGTAACATCGACCACTACCTTGCTCAACACCCTCCTATAATGTTCCACGCCTGCAGCTCCTGGTTGACACAAAACCATGTAAGCGGCTTTCACACCCGTGTCTAACCCGTTGTACCATCTTCTCCAGCTCTTGGATCCACAAACGTAGCCTCCGCTATCTCTAGTATACTGCCCTCCGAAGACTTCGATGAGGGTGCATGCGCAGGCGCGTTGTATGAAGCGGCAGTGTTGTCCACTTGTGTCTTGATAGTGACATTGACCACAGAGGCCTTCAGCCCGGATTCTATGCTTCCCCCAAGCTGCACATCCAACCCTGTGCCGATGCCGCCGCCAGATGCCTTCTCTTCCCTGTTCACAACCACAGTATCCACCTGCTGAGACGGCCCCGCTGATGATTCCTCCCTCGCCGAGGTAAGCATCCCACCGGGGCCAGATGTGTTTAAAGGTTCCACAGGGACTGCTTGTTTCTGCATGTTCCTTGCTTCACGCATAGCATCAACCAACGCTGCCACCTCGAAATTACCACCAGTCATCTCCTTAAGCTCCTGCACATTAGGCTCAATACCAGCATCCCAAGCACTCTCAATCATAACACGCACTAAGCTCTCTATATCATCCATACCAATTGCTGGCTGCGTGTGCGTACCATGAACAATTTTCCCTTTTCGACCAACACCAGCACTAACTGGCAGACCAGCGCTCAACAGATCACGGATCTCATCTATAGATGGCAATCTTCCAGTGGATACAACTTTTCTGCCAGATGGAGTCATCTCAGTCAAGCCCATTTTCTCAGCTGCTGAGAAACTCAAGCCAGACACATACTCATCTGGCGTCATAGCGGGATTGTCAGTCAGTGCCAATTTAATAGCACCAACAGCCATATACTTCTGTATCACATCACGAGCAACACGCCCTGCAGTCACATTTTTGAGTGCCCACAGCAGACTCCTGCACAAGGCCGCACAAGCTTGAGAACGCTTAACCATTTGAATATTGCGC